GGTGGTGAGCTGCTTGTGAAAGGGAAGCGTCGCCGGGCGGGCATCACCCTTGAAGCTGAAATCACCCTGCCCATGGGAGCCGTGGAGCCGCCGGATGAATGGGCCGATCTTGACCCGGAGTTTGCCGACGCGGTAGGGGTGGTGCAGCAATGCGCTTCGAAGGACCCGAATAATTTTCACCTCACTTGCATTCACATCACCCCGGATTATGTGGAAGCCTGTGATAATTTTCAACTCGCCCGGTATCCATTGGACACGGGAGTGAAGGGGGAGTGCCTTGTGAAGCGGGACTCGCTCAAACATGTGACGGGTTTGGGTGTAACTGAAATCAGTGAGACGAAAACGTGGTTGCATTTTCGCAACCCTACAGGGCTCATACTTTCCGTGCGACGCGAAATACTCGAATTCGAAGACCTTGAAGCCCTTCTTAACACGACCGGCACGCATACCACGTTGCCCGGGGGGTTGGCGGAAGCGGTTGAAAAGGCGGAGGTTTTCTCTGCGGAGAATTCAGAAAATAATGTGGTGTTCGTGCAACTCAATGCGGGGAAATTGCGTCTTCGAGGTGTGGGGGCCAGTGGGTGGTATGAAGAACGGAAAGAAGTGAAATGGGACGGCGCGGCGCTTTCTTTCTCCATGGCACCGCAGCTTCTCGTGGATATCACCACCCGGACAAATGATTGCTATATTGCTCCGGGCCGTTTGAAAATTGACGGCGGGAAATTCGTGTACGTGACTTGTCTCGGGAAGGTCGATTGATATGAGCAATAGCCTGAAAAATAATCAGCCTGTGTTTGCGCAAATACTACGCACCGAAGAGGCGAGCATAACGGCTGGTTTTACCTTAGCGGAAATTGTCATTTTTGGTCGGCACATCCTCGAACGTTTTTACGGTTCGGATCATCACGACAAAGCGGCTGTGTGGGTAAACGAATGGAACGAGCTTTTTGATAGAGAATGGTTGGGCATACAAGAAGCCTCTGCGATGATTATGTTAGAGTTTTGTGATGCCTTGCGCGGTCTTGGTGTAGAAAGCGCCCTTATCAAAAAGGCGATTGTGGGTATGACCGTGGCTACTGAAAAGGTGGTGGTAGATGCCGAAGCATAGGGGGTTTTTCGCCGGGTCTCACATCGTGCAAGCGTCACCCGCTCGAACGCTCCCGCAGTGTGGGGCGTGTGGTTTATCTAAAACATGCACGACACCAAAGATGCCGGTGATTGGCGTGGGTGCGCGGGGTGTGTTGTTTGTGGGTGAAGCGCCCAGCAAAAAAGAAGACGCCCAAGGAATGCAACTTGTGGGCGTGCCCGGGCGGTTGTTGCGTCGGGTATTAAACTCTTTGAAATTCAACCTTACAAAAGAAGGCTGGAAAACCAACGCCCTTTTATGCAGGACACCAAAAAGCCGTAAACCAATACCAAATGAAATCCTCTATTGTCAACCGCATCTTATCAAAACCATCAAACAATTAAAACCTTCCGTTATCGTGCCAATGGGGGCGGCGGCGGTGCGTGCCGTGCTGGGGCCTGTGTGGACGGGGGACATTGGCAATGTAGAGCGTTGGGTCGGGTGGGATATCCCGTGCCAAGAATTGAATGCGTGGGTATGCCCTACGTGGCACCCGGCACACATCTTGCGGATGGAGGACCCGGTACTCGATAAACAATTCAAAGCGCACCTCAAAACGGCCGTAGAGCACATGGGCGAGCCGTGGCCGGACGGGCCACCGGATTGGGCGGGGGACGTGAAGCGAATAATTGATCCAGCCGAAGCGGCGCGGTGGTTGGGTAAATGCGCAACAATGAAAACCGGGGCGATTGCGTGGGATTATGAGGGGAATATGCTCAAGCCAGAATGGCCCGATGCACAAATAGTAAGCTGCTCCGTAGCGTGGGGTCGGCAGGGGCCCGAGCGGTGTATTGCCTTCCCATGGCACGGCGAAGCCATCCCGGCCATGCAGGCCCTTATCAAATCCCCCATCCCAAAGATTGCTTCAAACCTAAAATTTGAAGACAGGTGGACCCGCGCTAAATTCGGGCATCGGGTTCGTGCGTGGGTGTGGGATACTATGCTGGCGGCGCACGTGGGGGACAATCGAAAGCACATCACAAGCGTTAAGTTTCAAGCGTTCGTGCGTCTTGGCGTGCCTTTATGGAGTGACCGCGTAGATCAATTTCTTCGTACAAAAGGGAATACCCGAGTCAATGCCATTCTTCGTGAAATTGACATTATGGATTTGTTGCTTTATAACGGATTGGATTCTGTGTTGGAGTTTAGAGTGGCCGTTAAGCAGATGGAAGAACTCGAATACCCGTTGCCATGGAAAACATAAGGAGGTTCATATGCAAACATTCAAACAAATACAATACCAAATCGGAGAACGGGGCGAATTACGCGGACATCAACTCCTCTTTATGCGGATAACTGAAAACCTTGGTGAACTCGTAGCGTTGGAAAACGGGAGTGGTGTCGGGGCTGTTGTCGGTGATACGGCGCTTCGTTTGTGTGAATACTGTTGTCTTGCAAATGTGGCTTTCCCGACGAGGGTGGTGCAAACGCGCAGTGGTATGTATGACGCGATGAATGGGCTCGTTATATGGCTGGGCCGACTTTGCGGGGCACATCGTTTATACCAAAGTAAAGAAGTTTTCGAAAAGGCACAGGCAGAAGCCTTGCGTGGGTTTGTATGGCATCTTGAATTGTATGCCAAGGACTTCGCAAAAACGAACCTGCTTATGGAACTCAATCAAAGATGGAATGAAATAGAGGCACGTCTTATGAAGAAGGATCAATAGCATGAACCGAATTGATGGGTACAATCTTTTGCATCATGGCTCCATCGCCCTATCAGAAGTAGAGGCGAACGGAATGCGGATTGATGTACCCTACCTCGACAATGCAATTATAGAAACGGCGGCGCGGATCAAAAGACTCGAAGGGAAACTGCGGGGGTGTGAAGAATATAAAACACAGCGGCGGCGGTACGGGCAAAAAACAAACCTCACCAGTAGAGATCAACTCGGGGCCGTGTTGTTTGAAGACATGGGGCATGAACCGCTTTCAACTACGGCAACGGGCAAGCCCCAGCTTGATGAAACGATGCTTGATAAAATAGGCACGAGATATGCCAAGGGATTCCTTCGGCTTGAAAAACTAAATAAACTCCACGGCACTTATCTTCTCGGTGTGCGGCGCGAAGTGGTGGGAGAATACCTACACGCTTTTTTCGGCCTCAATCTTGTACGCTCCTATCGGGGGCAAAGTGATTCGCCGAATATGCAGAACATGCCAACCCGTGACCCGGTGCAAGGCAAAATTATCCGCCGTGCTTTTATACCCCGCCCCGGGCACGTCATTATTGAAATCGACTATTCATCCGTAGAGGTACGCGTGGCGTGTGCGCTCTCCGGCGACCAGAAACTTACTTATGATACCATCCATGGGGACATGCACCGGGACATGGCTGCTGAATGCTATTTGCTCGATAAAAAAGACGTACTCAAACCTGTGCGGCAAAACGCCAAGGGCGGATTCGTCTTTGCGGAATTTTATGGCGACTGGTATAAACAGGTGACGAAGAATTTATGGGATGGAGCGGCGCGGTACAAACTTACTACGCCGGATGGGACTGCCATACAAGACCACCTTATGGCGCAAGGCTTACGCGGGCGGGGGGAGTGTGACCCGAAGAAAGACCCGGCCCGGGGGACATTCGAAGAACATATTAGAGCGGTAGAAGATCGTTTTTGGAACAAGCGTTTTAAGGTGTATCATGCAAAGCGCCGGGCGTGGGTAGAGGCCTACAAACGGCAAGGGTATATTGACATCGTAACAGGCTTTCGGTGCTGGGGGCCAATGTCAAAAAATCAGGTGATGAATTATCATATTCAAGGCCCAGCATTCCATTGCCTTCTTTGGTCCCTCATTCATCTGCAAACCGAAATAAAACGCCGGGGCATGGGTGCCAAGATCATCGGACAGATTCATGATAGTATTGTTGCCGATGTGCCGATAGGCGAAACGGATGATTACTTGACGCTCGTGAATGACATCACCACCAAGAAGCTTCGGGATGCGTGGTCTTGGGTAAATGTGCCGCTTGAAGTGGAGGCGGAAATCGCCGAGAAAAATTGGTATGAAAAAGAATCGATAAAAATTAGAGCATAGGAGGCTTGCCATGAAATCAAAAATAACTCGAATTACGTACATGGAAGTTAAAAACTTGGGCGACTATGAATCATGCCGCGTAGAAGCCGAAGCCGTGGTGGTGCCGGGTGAGAGTCCCGGGGCGGTCATGAAGCGGTTGAAACTGTGGGTAGGGCAACAATTAGAGGAGGGTCCAATCAATGGCGACGAAGGGTAAATCAACAACATCCGTGTGCGTAGCGTGCCAGGATACGGGCCGCAATAGCAAAGGGGGTTTGTGTGCTCCCTGTCACAAGAAAGACCGCCAGACGGCACGGGATGCCGTTTTAACAGCGGTTACGGGTTTGTTTGCCGAGCGGTGGGATATAGGTGAATTGCCGACTGAAGATGAAGTGGTGAAAGCCGTCAAATGGGCGCACCGCCGGGATGTGGAGTACATTACTGGCTTCAAAGATAGTGGGGCAGGTGTGGGGGTATTTGCCGGGCCGTTCACAATTATGGGCCAGGCCCTTCTTACCACACCACCGAAAGACCCGGACGGCCGGACGGCATACATTATAAAAATGGAAAACACTGCGATAAACGAAGCCCCCATCATGCGACCCGTGGCGCGGTGGCACAAGGGGCACTGGCAGAAAAAGAAGTAAATACTTCCGGTCCATTCACACAAAAGAAAAGGAGATCAAAATTATGCGTGAATTGCACATCGAAGAAAGGCCCGTTCAATTCAAACAAATGGTAGGGCAGCGGGAAGCGTGCTCGCAACTGGCGGCTCTTGGTAAAAGCGAATCGGGTATGCCGCATTGCCTACTTTTCACCGGGCCGAGTGGGTGCGGTAAAACCACGCTCGCCCGTATCGTGCGAAACAAACTGAATTGCTCCGATCATGATTTTGCGGAAGTCAATGCCGCCGAAAATCGGGGGATTGATATGGTGCGCGGTATTCAGGGCCGCGTAGGGCTTGCGCCTATTGACGGGGATGCCCGTGTGTGGTTGATCGACGAATGCCACCAACTATCACAGGACGCTCAAGGGGCTTTCCTCAAACTTTTGGAAGAACCCCCGGGACACGTGTATTTCATGCTGGCCACCACGGACCCGCAGAAGTTGAAAAAAACCATTCGTACACGTTGCACTGAAATTGTGGTGGGCGAACTCACGGTGACGGAAATCGTGAAGCTGGTGAACCGAGTGGCGGAAAAGCACACGGATGATATCCTTTCGGACAAGGTATCTATCAAACTTGCCGAAGTGTCCGACGGGTCCGCGCGGAAAGCATTGGTGTTGTTGCAGCAAATTATGGGGCTCAAGGACGCCGAAGCCCAGCTCAAGGTGCTGCAAAACGCGGATGCCGAACAGGCGGCGATTGAAATCGCCCGCGCTCTCATGGGGGGCAAGCCGTGGCGCGCCGTGGCTAAACTACTCAAGGAGTGCAAGGATGAGCCAGAGGGTATCCGGTGGCTTGTTCTTAGCTACTTCACCTCCGTCGCTCTTGGTGGTGGCGGCAATGCGGGGCGCGCGGTTGACATCATAGAAGCGTTTCAGGATAATTATTATGATACCAAAAAAGCGGGGCTTGTGCTAAGTTGTTATCGTGTATGCAACGGGTGAAGAACGCAACAGCAAAACGGTATACAAAGAAATAGATGGTGAGTTGTGGCTTATGTCCGCTGAAGGCCCGCGTTATAAGGCCATCGGAAACAGCATGGCCGTCAACGTGATGAAGTGGCTTGGGCAAAGAATCGAAATTGTAGACACGGTTTTTTGATTGCGGGGTAGCGTGCAAGGGGGTGCTTTTTATGAGTGACATGCGCGAAGAACTCGATCTAAGTATTGACGAAAATAATCTTGTCAATGAATGGAATGGGCAGGCTAACACCATGCTCGATTATGGTGTGCGGCTTGCCGATGCTATGCTAACAGAAGACGAGGCTAAGGCGGCGCTTGCTTTGACGGATGCACGGTTGAACCGTGAGATTCGGGCGGCCCCGGATGATTATGGTTTGGCCAAGGCAACGGAAAGCACAGTACCAAACGCCGTTGCTGAGCAACCGGAGCATGCGACGGCCGTACAAGAACTGAATGAAGCAAAGTATGAAACGCGGATACTGAAGGCGGCGGTGGAGGCCCTTGGTAACCGTAAATCGGCGCTTCAGGGCATGACAGACTTGTTTCTCCGGCAATGGTTTGCCGATCCGAGAAGCCGCGAACAGCCGGAAGAGTTACGGACGGCGACAAGGACGGGCCCGATGACCAAAACCATCACCGGTCGAAGAAATCGGCGAAGTAAAAAGAAGGAATAGGTAACAGGTAACGATATTAAGACAAGGTCAGGGCTACGGTGGCACCGGACCGGGTTGGACTGTTCAAGGAGAAAAGAGTTATGGCCAAACGCAGAGACAAAGAACGCCGCCGGGGAGTACGGCGTGAAAACCGAAACGAACCGATGAAGGCGTTGCACGGCGGGGGAAAGTGGGACTGTCTTACCTTGCCCGAAGGCGTGCCCATATTCAAGCCCGTGGCGAAAGAAACGTACAACATTGACATCCTCCCGTATATCGTCGGCGAACACAACAGAGCCGCCCGGCCGGGTGACGAATACTGGGAGCTTTCGTATGCCATGTATAGCAACATGGGTATTGACGAAAAGAAGTACATCGCCATCGGTGAAATGTGCGGTGTGCCGGACCCCATCGCCGAGCATTTTGCAAAGCTCAAGAAACAGGATTTGGAATGGAAAGATATGAGCCATTACAAATTCAAAGAGCGGCAGCTTATGCTCATATTTGTGCATGAGCAGGCGGAGAAGGGGTTGCAGATTTTCGAAGGGTCTTTTAAAACCTTTGGCCAGCAACTCAAGGAAGAGCTTGATGCTCTCGGCGAAGTTACGTGGGCCGATAACCTCGATGACCCCGCAGGCGGGGCAACAATAGAAGTGCGTTTCGCGGCCGAAAATATCGGCAAGAAAAAGCCATGGGTAAAGGCTTCCAAGGTATCACTGGAAGAGCGCGATAACGGGTTTGACGCGAACGGTGACGAAGGCCTCGCGCAAGAAATTCTCGACAAGGCCGCCGAGGTTTGCCTTGAAGATTGCCTCAAGATCGAAACTTACGCCACGCTCAAGGCGGCGATGGAGGGGGTACCTGTCGACGAAGGCGGGGATGAAGGCGGGGGCGGTGACGAAGACGAGAAACCCCGCCGACGTACCCGGCGCGCCCCACCGAAGGACGAAGACGAAGCCCCGGACGAAGACGAAGCCCCGGACGAAGACGAAGCCCCGGAGCCGGAGCCCAAGGCGAAAGCGAAGCGCAGACAACCCACCGCCGCCGAACTCGGCATCAATAAAGGCTACGATGTTGAGCATGATGTTTTCGGCACGTGTACGGTGCTTCGCATCGCAAAGGACGGGCTCACCGTCACCATCATGGATGAAAAGGATGCCGTCCACAAGGACATCGACCCCGTCGACCTCGAGCCCATTGTTGACGGGGATGCGGATGCACCGGAGCCGGAACCCAAGGCGAAGGGCAAGGCGAAGGGCAAGGCGGCAGAACCGAAACCCGAAAGCGGGGACGGGGATGACGACTGGGATGATAAGTGGGTTGACTAGTAACGGTAAGGAAGGGTAAAGGCATCGCTGCGGAAGTATGTGCGGCCCGGTGGGGGGCTTGGTGCTTGCCACCGGGCTGTTTTTTGAAAGGAGTTTTTGCATGGCAAAGAAACGCACGAAGAATGCAGACGTAGCTACCGCCTTGGCCACCACCCACAAAAAACGGCGGGAGCCTATCGAAAAAAACGCGTTGCTGAAAACGGGTTGCACTGTATTGGACCTTGCAATTTCTGGTCGCCGCGCCGGTGGTTTTGCCAAAGGTCATTATTTCTGGATGTGTGGAGATAGCAGTAGTGGTAAAACATTCCTTACGCTTACATGCCTTGCCGAAGCCACCCTAAACAAAGCGTTTGACAATTATCGTTTCATCTATGATTGTCCGGAGCGTGGGGCGTTGATGGATTTTACCAAACACTTTGGTTCGCGTATGGTGAAGCGGCTGGAGGAGCCAGGTGTTGACGAAAATGGGGCCCCGGGTTGCAGTATGGAGATCGAAGACTTTTACTACAACGTAGATGATGCTCTCAGCAAAGCTGAAAAACCCGGGGGCACGCCGTTCATTTATCTACTTGATAGCATGGATTCCCTCGATAGTAAATACAGCGAACGAAAATTTCAAGAAGCCAAAAAAGCGGCTCGCAGCGGCACAAAGGCAAAAGGTGATTATGGTGACGGCAAGGCCAAAATCAATTCTACCCGTCTTCGCCGTGTGGTGGCGCGCCTAGCAAAAACTGGTTCCATCCTAATCATACTTTCGCAAACACGAGACAACCCCGCCGCCGGGCCGTTTGAAGAACAGCAAACCGTTGCCGGGGGCAAGTCCCTTCGATTCTATGCCACGGTGCAACTATGGAGCTCCGTAGGTTCCAGAATCAAAAAAACCATAAACAAAAAAGAAGTGCAAGTGGGCGTACATTGCCGGGTAAAGGTCAAAAAAAACCGACTCACCGGCAAGGAGCGCACCGTCGAGTTCCCCATTTATTATGACACCGGTATTGATGACCTTGGTGGTATGGTGGATTTTCTTGCCTACTGGGGGTATTGGCCGAAAAACAAAACCGGCATCATTGACGCCAGCGTTGATTTTAATGGGATAGTGAAGCAACGCACTGCCCTCATTTCGTGGATTGAAGAGAATGATCTACGGGATGATTTAGAGGATGTGGTGGAAATGGCGTGGGCGGACATTGAACGGCGGCTGGCTGTGAGTAGAAAAAGCAAGTATGAGTGAGGGGTAAGGGATGGGCGCACCGCTTTTATTGATCGATACAAATTTTTTGTGCCACCGTGCATTTCATTCTATGGGTGATATGTCTTTTGAAGATATGGGCACGGGTGCTGTTTTTGGGGTGTTGCGTGATATCGTATCCTTGCAAGAAGAATTCAACACCGGTCGCTGTGTGTTTGCTTTTGATGTGGGGCGCGGGCACCGGCATGATCTACTCCCCACCTATAAAAGCACCCGCCGAAAACGCTATGCTGAAGAAAACGATGATGAACGTGCCGCCCGGGCAGACTTCAAGAAACAGATAACCTTTCTCCGGATTAGATACCTTCCGCAAGCCGGGTTTCAAAATGTGTTTTCAGCACGCGGGTTTGAGGCAGATGATATCATTGCCGCCATTGCCGCCGCATTGCCACGCAATGAAGAGGCCATCATTATCGGGAGTGATAAAGATTTATGGCAATGCCTCCGGTCAAATGTTTGGTGCTGGAATCCTACGCAACACAAGGCATGCACTATAGAATCCTTTCGGAAGAAATGGGGGATAGAACCGGCGCAATGGGCCGACGTCAAGGCCTATGCTGGATGCCGCACGGATGATATCCCCGGGGTGCCTGGCATTGGTGACGTCACGGCGGCAAAGCACATCCGGGGGGAGCTGGGCAAGCATACCAAAGCATACGCCGCACTGGCCCGGGCCGAATTGCAGTGTGCCTATAATCGCCCGCTTGTTAGCTTGCCGTTCTCCGGCACCCCTACGTTCGAAATAAAACCGGATACAGTGACAGAAGAAAAATGGCAGGCCTTGGCTGATAGGCTGGGGATGCGAAGTATGCGAAGCACGGTGCCTCGCACCGCCACCCGAAAAATGAGGGGACGCAAACGTGACAAAGAAAAAATCAAAGAAGGTTTCGGCTTCGGAGTATAGCAAAAAAATAATTGGGATTGACCCGGGGCTGAGTGGGGCCTTGGCGTTGGTGACGGCTGAGCGGGTGCTTGCTCTCCCCATGCCGGTATTGGGTATCACCAAGACAAAAAAAGTCATTGATGAAGGCGCGTTTTGCGCGTTTTTGGAAAAACGTCGGGAACGAATAGGGCACGTATTCATTGAAAAGGTGGGTGCGATGCCGGGCCAAGGTGTCACAAGCATGTTTAATTTCGGTCTTGGGTGGGGTTTGGTGCGTGGGATTTGTGTGGGGCTTCACTTACCCTACACTCTTGTCATGCCTCAAACGTGGAAAAAGGTTATGTGCCATGGCATGCCGAAGGGGTCAAAGGATGTGAGTATTATCATAGCCAAAAGGCTTTGGCCGGGGGTGAATCTTTTCAGGTCCACCAGATGCAAGAACGAATGCGACGGTATGGCGGACGCCCTTTTGATTGCTGAGTATGGGCGGCGGCTTTTAGCCGGTGGGTAGTAGGGTTATTTTATAATTGATGGAATGAGTAAGTTGTTACGAAACTGTAGGTAACGAAGGACGTTTTATGGGGGGTATATTATGTGCGTTATCGAACAAACATGTTTGCCGGGTATGGGGGACAGTATTGACGTGGTCAAGCGCACCCGGCTCGAACGGTTGCAGGAGAAAATCTACAGGTGCAGGGAATGCAAACATGCGGAGCCTTCGGTGGTGTGGTGCACGCCCGAACCGGATACCATTGAGGATGGGGTTTTCGCGTGTTGGGAATGCGGGTGTGTTGACAAGAAGCACACAAGGGAGGCGCGGGGCTAATGGGCAGGGCTAAAAAGTTATCGGGTATGGCGGCAAAAGCCGTGTCTATAAAAAAATCCTTTCTGCTCCTGTGTCAACAATATGACCAACTTGGTAAGTACATACGGGTTGAAGCTGAAGCCCTGCGAAGGGGTGATGCGGATACGGCTGCAAAAGCGCGAGAATGCTTTCATAATCAATTCCAAGAAGTAGGTGAACAACTTAAAAACGTCGGCGAAGCCATTGACAATCTTGGCGGCGCGCCGGTTTTCAGTTCGAAGGAAATATAAACTATGCTCGAAAGCCTGCTCATTCAAAATTATCAACCCCATGAAAAATTTCGGATTGATTTTGATCCGGCCATCACGTGCCTTGTAGGGACAACCGACGTCGGCAAAAGCTCGAGCGTTCGGGCGCTCCGTTGGGTATGCACCAATCAACCGGGCGGGGATGCGTTCGTGCGGCACGGCACCAAGGGCACCACCGTGAAACTTATGGTAGATGGGCACGCAGTGACAAGGCGGCGCTCTCGGGGTGGGGTAGTGAATGAGTACCGCCTTGACGGTCAAGAATATAGGGCTTTCGGGCGCGGGGTGCCGGAGCCGATAGAACAACTACTCAATCTTGGCCCTGTATGCTGGCAAGGGCAACATGACGCTCCGTATTGGTTCGCCGTTTCACCGGGAGAAGTGAGCCGTCAACTAAACTCCATCGTAAACTTGGGCATCATAGATGAAACATTGACCAGGGTGGCCCGCGACGTAAATACAACGCGCACGCGGTTGGAGGTCGCCGAAGAAGCACTCACCACTGCAAAGAAAGAAAGCGATGAGCTTGTATGGGTGTCGGGCTTTGCCGCCGCCGTGACCGATATTGAAGCGCAACACACCGATTTCGTAAATAAGCGCGATAGGGCAGCGTTAGCGCGGTCGCTGTTTGTACGGGTACAATCGCATACAGCAACCCGAAAAAGCGCAGCAGGGGCGGCGGAGCGCGGTCAAACCATGGTAAAACGCGGTGAAGCCGCGTTGGTGGCGGCAAAACATGCCGATACGCTCCGAAAACTCATAGATACGGCAAAACCTGCCGCCCGGGAGCAGAAGCGCCGGGTGCCGGATATCGGACCGGTAGAAGCCGCCATGAAGCGGCACGCCAGCGCGGCGGGGGCAGTGGGCCCTCTTCGGGCCCTACTCGATGTGATAGGTGAAAGGGATGACGAATTATGCCAACGGGAAAAAGAACTCGTAGCGGCGGAAAAAGCGGTACCGAAACAATGCCCAACGTGCGGGCGATCTTAGTAGCTGACGTCCACCTCCAAACACGGGCACCGGTGGCGCGTGCAGCGGAGCCGGATTGGTTTGCCGCCATGGCACGCCCGCTCGCGGAATTGCAAGAACTCCAGGCGTTGCACAAGGGCGCGCCGATCATTTACGCGGGGGATATTTTTGACCGGTGGAATGCGGGGCCGGAGCTTATTAATTTTGCGCTCCAGCGCCTCCCCTTCGGGTACGCGGTGCCGGGGCAACATGACCTACCAAACCACAACTATGATGAAATTGGACGGTCCGCATATTGGACGTTGGTGGAAGCGGGCCGCATCGAAAACCTACTCCCCAACGATATTCATAATATAGCATCTTGGGGCATGGTACTCACCGGCTACCCGTGGGGGTACCCGGTACACCCGGAAAAATTAGTAGAAGAACGACGAACATCAAACCTACCAGACGGCCCTACATCCGTCGCCGTGGTACACCGCATGATCTGGCAAAAAGGTACCGGGTACCCGGGGGCACCGGTGGACCGCATGGTGGGCGGGTACCGTGCGGGCCTGGCGGGGTACGACGTGGCGGTGTTTGGTGACAACCACAAGGGCTTCATCACCAAAATAAAGGGTGGCCCGGTGGTATGCAACTGCGGCGGCTTTATGCGGCGGCACGCGGACGAGGGCGCGTACCGCCCCGGGGTGGGGTTGTTATATGCCGACGGTACGGTTGCCCGTCATTATCTCGACATCACGAAAGATCATTTTGCCGCCGCAACCGAAGCAGAAGAAACAGTGGCTCAGATTTTAGACATAACGGCTTTTATGGAAGAGCTACAGGCTCTGGGGGTGAATGACGCACTTGATTTTACGGCGACCCTCAAACGGTTTATTGCAGACAACAAAACGCCGCGCCGAGTGGCGGACATTATTTTGCGCGCATGCGAAGGGGGTTAGAATGGCGATTGATGAAAGAAAGTTCCGCGAACTGAAAAAGAAAGCAGACGGGGCCCGGGCCGCACGGGACAAGGCCACCGGACAACTGGAGGCTGCCATGGAGCGGCTTCAAAATGAATACGGCTGTACTACCATAGAAGAAGCCGAAAAAAAGCTGGCGCAACTCGACCGGGATGCTGCAAAGGCCGAAGCCGGATTCGAGAAAACCGTCACCGCTTTTGAGGAGGGGTGGGATGAACGACTGGACGAAGAAAGTGCGTGAGTACCGAACGCGCGCGGACACCCTCACCACGCAACAAAGCATTGCCAAGGCAACCCTCAAACGCGCACGCGCCATTGTGATAGAAGGGGAGGCCAAATATGATGCGGCGGATGAAGCCCAGCAGATTGTGCAAGCCGTGGCGGAGATGATTCAAGAAGAAGCCCATGACAGAATCGCCGGGGTGGTGAGTCAGTGCTTGGCGGCAGTGTTTGATAAGCCCTATGAATTTCAAATCCGTTTCGAACGCGCGCGCGGGCGTACTGAAGCCCGGCTTGTATTCGTGCGGGGGGGCATGGAGATCAACCCGATTGATGCAAGCGGCGGCGGGGTGGTAGACGTGGCGGCGTTTGCGTTGCGCCTTTCATGCCTTATGCTGGCCAGGCCCGCGTGCCGCCGCGTGATGGTGCTGGATGAGCCCTTCCGGTTTGTGCCCGAAGACTACCGGGAGCACGTGCGCATTATGCTTGAAGACCTCGCGAAGAATATGAGCGTACAGTTTATCATGGTCACGCATATTCGCGAACTCACCACCGGGCACGTAGTAGAGGTTAACGCCTAAGCTGCCGGGGGTTTCCCTCCTTCGGTGACCGGGGGCCGTGTGGTCCCCGGTTATTTTTTTCAAATAAAAGGAAGAAAAGACTTGCGCGGTGTTCTCATTGCGGTATAATACGGGTGTAACGAGCAAGGGCAATGAGGCCCGCGCAAAGGAGACGTAAAATGAATGAGCATGGCTACAAGATCCACACCGCGCTGCAAAGCGCCAAGAAAGACTTGACCAAGAAGGACGCCAACGGCATGGTCCCGAAAATGTTGGGTGGCGACTTTGAGGATGCCTGGGCACACCTCCGCGCTAGCGGGCGGTTGGGGCAAACCAAGGGCAAGCGGTTTGTGCTCCTGGATAGCCCGCATGGCCGGGGCCGGGCAATGGCCGGGGCCTTGATTTAGTCGCGGCGGAAAACAACTACGGGGCCGGTTGTTGCCCAGGAGACCGGTGGAGGCTTGCACCGACCCCGTAGTTTACTTCGCAATATACACACCGCCGCCGAACGCGGCACCCCCTGTGGGCGCATCCGGGACCGAGGCCGTCGTGAGTTGCGCCACACTTACATTCCCATCGGTTGCCGCATCCCCCGCACGCTTTATACGGACAATGACTCGGACATCCGTACCGGGTGCATATGGCCCCAGCGCGTGATGAAGCCGTTCGTCCGTAAGTATTTTGAGCATGGTTTTTTCTTCAGGCGTATCAACCCCCGGCACCGGGTCCACCCCTGTCGTGGTGGTGTAGATTTGCCACGTGTCCCCCGCGCCACCCCCGTCCGTTGCGAAGTAATACGTCGCAAACAAAAGCACCACACCGCCGCGCCCGTCGATAAGGGCAACGTCTTCGGGCGCACTCGGGTCCGCTACCACAAGATCGCCATTATCGTCAACCTCAAAAGTCTGGGCATACTGATTCAAACTTATAAGCCCGAACTCATTTCGCTGCCGACATGCCGCATGAAAAACCGTTGTCCCTGCTCCCGGTGGAGTGATCGCATGGGAAAACGGCAACGTCGCCGACGTTGCATCCGCCGCGCCCGTGAAGTCCGGGGCGACATCTTCGCCGATAAACAGTTCATAGAGGACTTGTGCCGTATCGGCTACCCTGTACGCGTCTCGATACGATTGAGCGTACTTCAACCATTCCGGGGGCTGCGCCAGTCCGCGCCTTGTCCGGCCTTCCAAGAACCGCACTGGCGGGAATTGCGCCGGAACGAATCGAGGAAAGAACGTCGGGCATCTCCAGAAGGGGGTTGTGTCGAAGTAGCCCACCCCACGGACCACCCGTCCCTCAAGTTCCTCGACTGGCGGCATAGAGGCCGGGACGAAACGCCGCAACGTCCCGACCTCTTTTCCCGCAACTGACTCGTCCGGGGCGAATGATCCGGTCCCCCGAACCGTCCGCCCTTCAAGCTCTCGAACCGGTGGGAAGGAAGCCGGGACAAAGCGGCGCAACGTCCCGACCGCCTTCCCCGCAACTGACTCGTCCGGAGCGAGAGAATGCCCGTATCGGTGAAATTGTTTTCGGCTTTTTCGACTTGGGAACAAGTCTTACTCCTCGAAAACGAACCGCGCAACCGCGTTGACATCCGCACCCGCCGTCACAGCAATGCCCAAGCGGTCGCCGCCCTCAATGACGATATCGCCGCCGAAGGGGGCCTGCCAGGTGTAACCAGCCTGGGGATGCACCTGCTCCGAGAGAACGGACGTGGTCGCCGCTCCGGTCGGCTCTCCGGTTGACGTAT